AAGGTCTGCAATTGTAAGGTAACCGTCAAGATCAGTAATCTTTGCATAAGGGTTAAGGTCTGCAATTGTAAGGTAACCATCTAATGATGGAGGAACAATCCAATTAACACCTCCAATTCCATCAGGAGCTAATAACTTTCCTGTATTATTTTCTATTGTTAAAAGATTTTCTACAGTTACTGAATCTAATTTAATATAACCATCAAGATCAGAATAAGTAAGATAACCACCTTCTAAATTTAGCATACCAGAAATATTAATATTTATAAAATATCCATCAATTGTAGTAATTGAATTTATTCCAGTAATATTATTAAAATCATCTATAAAAATATTACTATTTTTAATATTATAACCATCATAACCATCCCATCTGGTAATAGCATTATTAGTTGAATATCCTGGTCCTATTACATCTCCATTTCCACTACCAATACCTTGCCAATGCACACCTCCGATACCATCTGGTTTTAATACTAATGTAGTATTATTTTCTAAAGTTCCTAATAATGATACATCAATTTCATCATTACCATTTTTCTCATGTCTATTAGAATGATTTAAGATATCGATATTATTAATGTATCCATTTACATAAATATTATTTAAAAAATACCCATCAATAACTGTTAATAAATTACCACCAATTAAATTACCAGAAAAATTTATATTTCCTTCAACGGACAAATTATTAGACACATATCCATCATCAATATAAAGATTATTTATATTTATAATATCTAAACCATTTCCATCGTCACCTGCTGTTAATACTTCTTTTAATGTAGGAATATTAATTACAGCATTAACAGAATTAGAATTAAAGTCAATTAATAATTTTCTAAGAGCTATTTCTGATAGATTATGCAAAGATATTCTATATCCTATTATAACTTCAATATTTTTATATTGTGTATCTTCCCAAATATAAGATAAAGATTGTGTAAAATCTTTATTTTGTGGAGACATTCTAAATTCAATTTCTATAGAATTAGGTGATACAGATGATCCAATTCTAGTTCTACCGTAAACAGTCCAACCTTTATAAATTCCATTTAACACACTAAGTGGTGTAGCATATCCATCTCTTAGTACTGACACAAAAGATGCGTAATCATTATTACCATTATAAATAGGAACACCGATAATATTTACATCATCAGCATGTTTTAGATTACCAATACTAATAAGTGTTGTAAAGGTATCACCTGTATTTACGTTTAAATTATTATATTTAATATTATCTACAAGTGCTTTTGCATCTGTAGTATGACCGGCAATATTTGCCAAATTAGCATTAATAGGATTAATTTGATCTGTACATACAACATATTGTGGTACAGAGTTATAATATGTTGTACCTTTTATATTAGCTCTATCAGTTCTGTGATAATTATTATCATCTTCTGCTGAATAGGAATTAAATTCAAACCATGTTAAATGATTATTATTTAATTCTGGTCCAACAAAATTAGAATTATATATAACGACTGAGTTTGGGTTTAAGTATTCAACAATAGTAAAAGTACCATTATTTGTAATATTTGAAGCTCCGCTAATAGACAAAGATCTACAAGAAGATCTTGCAAGCATACCTGTTAATCCTGTAACTATTATATTTGGAGCTATACCAGATAAAGAAGCTGTAATTCCTGTTTGTCCAGATATTGCACTTCCAATTTTTAATGGTTCATTATTTTGAATCATCAAAGCATTATGAGTTAAAGAACCTTGAATATCACTTGATTGATTTAATTTACTCATATTATGCCTCTGTCATATAATCTACACTTAATATACAATCTTCTTCTGGAATTGTACATTTGAATATTAAAGTATCATATCCTGTTCCACTTCCTCCACTTTCAGCTATAATAAAATCAATTCCTTCAACCATTTCTCTGCCATTATGACTTACTAAAATTCTGAATTTATTATTACCCAATGTTCCATTTATAAATTTATCTGGTGTAGTAAAAATATTATTAATACCATCTTGATCGCCTATTAATATTACACCTTGTTTAAATAAGAATGGTAATATAGCTGGGACACCTGTAATTTCTAAACCTTTCAAAACTCCAGATTGTGTTAGAAATAATTTTTGTGTATCATCAAATTGTAATAAATCTATATTTGAATCTGCAATTATTATTTCTTTTGCTAATAGTTTTATTAACAACTCTCCTTTTAACAATGCATGACGAATATCTGCTTCTGATACATATGGAATTGCTAAAAGATCTCTTTCTAATCCATTACCAATTGGATAATTAAATATACGTATTCTTTTACCATTAGGAGCTATATTCCTTACAACAAATACAGTTTGGCATATTTTTTGATGCTTAATGTTATGACCAACTCCAGACAATTTAATCTCCTATATACAAGTAATAAAATACTAAATAATGCCTAAGATTAAGATTCTTCTAATGTTAATGAAATATAAGAATTTAACATTCGTGAAACGGTATTATTAGATGATCCATTGATAAATTTTAATGCTAATAAATCACATTCAGTAACATTAATATTACATGGGAAAGATATTTTAAAATCAGTATTTTTTAATCTATTATTACCTACAATATAATTATCAGATATTGGAATTATAATATCAAACAATGTAGATACTGAATAAAACGTTACTAGTTGCAATCTATTTATAAAATTAACAGGATATATTACTGATGATGTTGCTGTTCCTGATGATTTTAATATACAAATACATTTAGTTATAATTCCTGTAAATGGAATTAAATACGGTACACAATTTTCTTGTGATTCAATTCCATTATCATTTCCAGATCTTGAATTTTCAGGAAATTTTCCAGGCCAATTTGAAACATAATACCACTCTTGTTTTCCTGAAATCGATTCTGGTAATACAAAATTTATAATTATATTTTTTTTATTAATTTTTATATCTAATTGTTCTAATGCTTCTTGAACAGTTTTTTTTGTAATATTTTTACTTTTACTATTATCAAATCCTATTTTAGATGATCCTGATGGATGCATATATAAAATATTACCATTAATAGAATTTGATATATTTTCAAGTACTGTAAATTGTGTACTATTTATTATAGTATTTATTGTATAATAACCATCAGCATTTGTACTATTATATATATAAACTTTATCTTTAATTTGTATACAATTATCACCATTAATTAAATTATCAAAATTAGACAATGGAATAATAGTTATTATTTTTGTTAATGTATTGCAAGTGCTAATAATTCCAGTATTGTAAATTTTATAACCATCAGATAATTGTTCAACAGAATCGTTTATATCACTATCTGTAATGTCATTTGTACTAATTCCAACCATTTAATCTCTTGATTTTAATTCTTTCTTTTTCTTTTGTATTTCTTTCAAATTAGACAACGCTGTTAATTCATCTTCTGATAATATATTATTTTCATCTTCAATTTTTTGTATTTCTTCTTCAGTTTGTTTATTTGTTTTTGTCTTATTAATTATACTTCCAAAAACATTATAAATCATATTTTCCATCGCACTATATGAAGATGCTTGAGCTTCTGCTTTTCCAGCTTCTCTTTCATATTGCTGTTTTAATTTTAAACATTTTTGTCTTTGTTCTTCAGCTTCATTAACAATAGATATTAAAGTTAATTCAAATAATATTTTTTGATCTCCATTAATCAATCCTAAAGTAGTTGCCTCTCTAAATTTAGCGCGTAAATCAATTAAAATTTGTCCAGGGTCTTTATTTTCCATGTTTATCCTTATGTAATATATAATTTAAAATTGTCATGCATGGTTCACAAATTGTTTTATTAATACCAGAACCTGTTACATGCCAAAATCTAATTGGTAATTCTTCGGAATTATAACCATTTCTTTTATAATATGGTGGAGCTACATGTCCGTTGTCACATAATAAATCTTGCGGAACATCTACTTCTTTAAAAATAATATTAGGTTTTTCCATTTGACTACTTATTTATATATCAATATCTAAAAACATTATGCTCCCTGTCAAATAAGATGGGAGCATAATGTTTTAAATAATTTTGTTAAGAATTACTTGTTATAAAATAATTAATATGATCTCCGTTTTGTATTTTTGTATATGGAGTAATTGATGTAGTAGATGTTTCTTCATAATCATCTCCGTCAACAATATGACCAGGATCTCTTAATTGTTTACGCCAAAATATATACATATAACTACCATTATTTTCCAAATCTGTTTGGTAACTTAACCCACCAGGAAGTATATGTTCTGTTCCAGCGTGAATATTACTAGTAATTCTTTCAATTACTCTTGTAATTAAGAAGTTGCCAGTTCCATTTTCTATAGCATTTGCTAATTGTTGAATTGATGATACAATTGTAACACCATCAGTTAAAATAGTTCCAATATAATCTCTAGAACCAATTTGTGCATTTAATGTATTAAGTGCTTCTATTACAGATGGTGTGGCATCTGGTAAATTATAAAATGGATAATATGATCCAGTATTAGTTAAATGTGCACTTAGATCTGTTTCATCAATATTAATACCAATAACTGTTCTTGTATCTGAAACTTCTTTAGATAATCCAGCATCAGATACTAATCCGTGAACTAACATCTTTCTAAATGCATTTTCTTCCATAGTATCTAATGCACTTCTATATGGATAGTAAATATCAACTACTGATGCTTGTTCAGCTTCCCATGTATATGCTACAGAACTTGAAATAGGATCGTCTATAACAACAGATCTCCATTCAATTTCTATTGAATCAGGAGATATTGATGATCCAACTCTAGTTCTACCAAAAATTCTATTACCAGCATATGGTCCTGATAATACTACTAATCCTTTTTCATATCCATTAGCAATAATTTCTACATAACAATTATCATCATTCCCAGCATCAGCTCCATCATATACAGGAATTCCGGTTATATCAATTGAACCAGCGTGTTTTAATAAACCAACAGCTGTTATTATTGCATAACCATCATTTTCATTAACTAATAAATTTTCATATTTTCTATCTGTAATGAATGCTTTTGCATCTGTTGTTTTACCAGCAATATTAGTAAGATTTGCCGGTGTATTAGTAGTTGTAGAAATTATTTTATTATAAGTAGGAATTGCAGAATCATATGCTGCACCTTTAATAGCTGAACGATCTGTTCTATGAAAGTTGTGATCATCTTCAGCTGACCATGAAAATCTTTCAATCCAAGATAAACTATCATTATTAGTATCTCCTGTAACTCCCAACTCATTATATATATGAACAGTATAACCATCATTATATTGAGTAATTAAAAAAGTACCATTATTATTAGCACTATCAGCTCCAGAAATAGTTAAGAAATGCCCAATGCTTTCACTTGTCATTCCAGTTAAACCAGTTATAATCATGTCTGGTGTTGTACCATTAACAGCACCCATAGAACCATTCTGTCCTAATATTCCTCTTCCTAATTGCTGAGATTCTTCTGTTCTTATTAAATCATCTGTTTGAAATAATGTACCAGCAATATCTAATGCCTGATCAAGAAGATTATCTAATGTTGTCATAAAAACTCCATTTGTTAAAGTTTAATAGCATAATCTGCAACTAATATACTTCTAGGCTTTGGAGAAAAATTTAAAATAATAGTGTCAAAACCATTCCCCACACCATTACTTTCGTATACAAAGAAGTCTATGGTTTCTACCAACTCTCTACCATTATGCCGTATTAGTATATGAAATAAATGATTATAATATATTCCATTAATAAATTTTTCTGGAGTTGTAAATACTCTATTATTATTATTCTTTTTACCTAATAAATAAATATTTTGTTTAAAACAAAATGTATTACACATTTGATTTTCGTTTATTTCTATACCTTCTGTAATACCATATTTTTTTAAAAAGAATTTTTGAACATCATCAAATTGTAATAAGTTTATATTAGATTTTATAATACTAATTTCATTACATATCAATTTCTTAAAAAGAATACCTTTTAATAATGAATCTCTAATATCTGATTCTGTAATATTAAAAGCTAATAAATTACGTTCTTCACCATAATATATAGGAATATTGAATAAACGTAGTTTTTTACGTTCAGAACTTATATTTTTTACAATAAAGACTGTTGTTCCTAATCCATTTAACACAACAAATTTAACCTATTAATATTTCATTCTACTATTGAATATTACAATAGTCTCAATTTTATACAAAAAATATAAATAATTAATCTATTACGTTATCTCTAATACTAATAGTTATAATTCTTTCTACACTTCTTTCTCCATCTCTTCTAATATTATTATTTGAACCAAAAATTGCATTTATAATAGATTCTTGTGTATTTTTTTCTAATGAATCTTTTACTATCTTACTATCTTTTTTTATATCATCGTCAGATATTACTTCTTTTAAATAATTGTTTCGTCCAATTAATGGTTCGTCTTTTGCTAATATACAATTTTGAAGATTTTCATCAGAAAATTTATCAATATTTTCCATAGATAATCTATATCTTGCATATATTAATTGCTCTAAATAAGCAAGCTGTGGCCTGAAAATATCTAAATCACCTTCTTTAATTCTTATAATTCTATTTACATTATCATATAATTGACGTGCATAACTCTCAAACCATTCAGGAGATGTACCAAATCTACTCTTTAATTTTGTTAATAAATTAGCTAATTTTGTAAATGTCTTTAATTTATTTTCATCAGCTTCTTCTATAAATTGTTGTGCTCTATGCCAATATTGTAAATTAGTTCTAGGATTTCTTGTACTTTCTTGATCTATTCTCCTGGTGTCAAATGCTAATTTAACCATCGGAGATGGTATTAAATTCTCTAATGCAGCTTCTCTAGCAGCTTGTTTAACCATTCGCCCTTCATCTGATGATATTATTTTATATTTTTTTTCACTTGGAATATAACCATTCGTATCAATGTAATCAATGTAATCATCAATTACTGCTGCTATGATATTTATTTTTGCATCTATAGGTAATGTCATTAGCGTACACCTTATGTAGAATCATTAAAATGCCAGAGAATGCCTAATATATACCATAAACAAAAATTCCACTAAAATATTATAAAAGCTTCTCTCCTTTGAAAATATTTTCTCTCGATGATAATAGCCTCAAATTCTTTAGCCCCAACATTTACAAAAATTTTCATCTTCAATTGATGCACATTTGAAATAATTAATAGGTATAATATGATCAATTTGCCACGTACATATCGATTCATCATTCCATGTATGTGGATTATACTTTTCCCCAATTATCCCAGCTCATCCATTTTTAATCTTATTTCTAATAAATGTAGAAAATCTTCTTTTTAACAAATAATCAGGATTAGTTAGCTCCCGATCCTTTTACCAACATCTTCTCCATATCTTGTAACTTTCTTTACTACTTGATTTCTTGGCTCTAGCATTATGCTGCTATTTTTTTTTTTTTTTTTTTTTTTTTTTTTTTTTTTTTTTTTTTTTTTTCTTCTTTTGTAAAATTAGAATAACGATCATTCTCACATCTACTTTTCAAATATCTCTCACATTTAATACACATACTTGCCCTGTAGTATTTGACAGATTTGTTTTTCCTTAACCTAAAACAATCTTCACTATATTCTATCTTACATTTAACACAAATTTTCATAAATTTATATTATTTATATTAAATCTTATTTCCTTTTTTAATATTAGCAAAAGCTTCCATGGGACGAAGATTTTTAAGTGCCCAGCATTTTTGGAAATTTTCTTCTTCCATTGAAATATATGGTAATAAAGATTGAGGAATTATATGATCTATTTGCCATGTTCTTTTATTATTGCTAATTTGCCCGTGGTTTTCCCAATTCATCCAATATTCAAATTTTGATTCTATATGTTGTTTAAGTTCATTAATAGTATAGGGAAGATATCGTATTATTGATTGACCAAATTTTGAGGAGTTTTGTTTTTTAAGTGCGTTACAAATGTTACTAGAAATATAAGTTCTTAACTTAAAAGAATAATCTATCAATCGTCGTTTCTTTTTATACTTTTTAATTCTATTTAAGATTTTATATTTATTATCATCATAATAATTTTTATGATATTTTGAAATTTTATCTTTATTATTAATACGATAATTTTTATGATATTCCAAGATTTTATCTTTATTATTAATACGATAATTTTTATAATATTCTAAGATTTTATCTTCATTATTAATATGGTATTCTTTTTGATATTCTAAAATTTTATCTTTATTATTAATATAGTATTCTTTATTTTTTTCTGAAATAAGCACTTTATTATTAATACGATAATTTTTATGATATTCTTTATTTTTATCCTTATTTTCAACACTGTAATTTTTATGACATTTTTTACACCAATTATTCAATCCATCTTTGGTAGATTTACATTTGGAAAATTCAAATTTTTCTTTTTCTATTTTACATTTAGAACATGCTTTCATTATATTTAATCTTTTCTAAAAATATAAATATATTCACTTTTCTCATTACCATTCTTTTCTTTGTGAGCTAAATGACTTCTTACTGTTCTTAATGCAATGCTCTCTACTTCTGCCCCAAATTCTTCACGTGCCATGTCAACCATCTTAGGATAATTCTTTACGTTTAATCCAAATACCTTTCCAGTCTTTAACATACGTTTGGCATTCTGTAAAGTCTTTTCCCAATATACATTATAAAAATATTCCTTTCCATTATTATATGCTTGATTCTTATCATCAGAATAATATTCTTGGTTATAATATGGTGGTGAACTGTAGCACAAATCCACACACTCTGAATCACCACAATAATTTTCAGATCCAGAATTAATTAATTTAACTCCTTCAAATCCAAAATAATTTACCATCTCCGTTACTTCAGGAGTAGTTAACGGATCCGTTCCAATATATCTCCTATTACATGAAACAGCTCCTAACATTCTACCACCAAAACCTACAGAGTAATCTAATACAAGATCTCCTGGATTGGAATATTTTAAACATATATATTTAGCAATCGATGGCTTAAACATAGATATTTGCGATACAAGCATCATGCTCCTCATGCCTTGTAGAAGCATCTTAGGGCTTAAATTAAAGGCTTCATTAACACCAACCCCCTTAGAATCATCCTTTAACCAATCCATTCCTAATCTATTTTTAATTAATTTTTTTAATAATTTATCATCATTAAAAACATCTTCCATTGTCATCCCACCAGGACTTTTGGAATTATAAAATGATCTGCAAAAATATTTGCAAATATCTGTGCCAAGTGATGAATTATTAAATACTTCATCAACATTTAAATCGGGAGAATACTCACATAATGATTTGTACGACTTCTTTAACTTAGAAGAGTTGTCTGGATAAACAATTCCATTCAATCTAAATAAATTAAATAATGGTTCTATACATTCTTCACGTTCTTCATACGTTAATAACTCAATATTTTTTTTGGTAAAAGCTTTATTACCAATTTTTACAATATTATCAAAACTTAATTTTTCCATTATAATGCTCCACTTCAGTAGCTCCTGGAAATTTTTTCTTATAAAAGATCAATCCTCCAGTACCTTGGCCCATATTAATCTTAAATGGACCGTATTTATCAAATATCTTTTCATATAACATCATGTCTGTAAACTCAGACAAACCTGGATAATCTTTCGCTAATGCTTTACCCATAGTATACGAACAATATCCTTCTTCTACTGGAGATGCAACCCCAAAAGAAACTAATCTTTCTTTATCATAAACAAACACACACTCACATTCTTTATGAAAATTATTCATAAAGAAGAATTTATTTTTTCCAGAATTGTTACGAAAGTATTTATCACCTAATGTTTGTGACCATCTTCTTAACAAAGAAATTATCTCATCTGAATTATTATATGAATCTTTAACTAAAAGATTTTCATATCTATTCATATAATTTCTAATTGTCTTATTTTTATTACCAGAATAATCAATTTCTTTAATATCTATTATATAAGAATTATACTTAGTTTTTTCAATCTTTGTAGAGTTTTTTACCAGAAAATCTAAATTTCCTTTGCTAAGATAATGAAAATTCAAAGTTTCAAAAAAAGATAAATAATCTAAATCTTCTCTGGTAAAAGAATAATCATTTACCAAAACAAAATGATTGGTTTTATTTACTCTCCATCTTAAAATACCATTATGATTCTCAATATCTTTTGACATTGAACCTAATAAACATTTAGCAGTATACCTATCAGTAAATACATTTCCTCTTTTTGTATTTACTACTGTACTAATATCTAACTCAATTATTCTATCAGGATTTCTCCAATGAGCTCTATTCATTTGTTGCTCACATAATTTTTGATATCTTTCAAATTTTCGATCTAATCTAATATCTTTCGTAGAATCTTTGTATAACCAATCTAATAATCTTTTTATTTGCTCGTTTCCAGCTACATCTATATTGTAAGTATTATTGCAGGTTTTTGAGATACAAGAAAATGAAGTATGTATTTCTAATTTTTCCTTTAATATATTAGCTATTGATTGGCATAATTCTTGCGTACTTGTTATAGACCATTTCCATTCTTTTTGTTTTTCTCTATAAGTTAGACATCCATCTCCATCAAAAATTCCTCTAATAAAATGAACATCTAATGTTTTATCTAACCATTCAGGATATTTAATTATAAAACTTTTTGCTCTTGGACATCCTAATTCTGTTAGTTTTGTACAAAGATGCTTGCTATAAAATTTTATATTAACTACATCATATCCAGAATCATTTATTTCTCTATAAACTTTACTTCTATCTAGTTCAAATAAATCCACTAATTTATACAAATGATCTTCATCACTACCTTTTAATGCTAAATTGAAAGTGTTAGTGATATCACAATTATATGCATCTGCATAGAAAAATCCTAGCCAATAAGCTTTTGCTGGAGTATTTATATTATCCATTAAATGTTCATTGAAATAAGTTATCCTATGACTTTCATCTCTGCTTCTTAAATCACCATTTTCCTTAACCCATTTTTGCACTCTTCTCTTATCTATTGAATATTTATTACCCAAAGCTTTTGCAGATATTCCACTTTTATATAATTCACAAATATGATCAATTTTGTCTAAAGAAAAATCTTCTTTTAACAAGATCCATTCATTTGCTTTTATTAGTTCTTTTACTTCATTTTTTTCAATTTTGAATAAGTCTGCAATCTTAGCTTGACTCATTCCATCTTCAGTTAATTGTTTTATCTTGTTAAACATAATTCAAAATCCTATATGTTTATTGTCAAATACTTTTTATGTAAACATACTATAGCATCTTTGCACAAATATCCAAGAATTTTCTTCATTTCTTAAAAATTTTACAATATGGTTATATTAATCGATCTTTTGGAATATTAAACTTTCGCACTAAAATTTTCCTTAGCCCTAAGGTATTTTTTATATTTTCTATCTAAATAAATAGTGGCATCTTTGTATAAGTAATCTAACATTTTATGAACTTCTTGTTGTTTTGTGATTATGAATTCTCCAACTAATTCTTTATGTTTAACATTATGAGAATATCCATTAATATTGTGTTTTTGTATATATTCCCTTACCTCATGCATGAATGGCAAATATCCAGTTAATTGTATTATAACTCTATTAGAATCATATGGGAAATAAATACAACCATCTCCATCAAACAATCCACGTAGAAAATGTGGTATTAAATTTTCTGGTAAATTTGGAAATGTAATATTAAATGTTTTTTTAGGACCACAACCATTTTCTATTAATTTTTCAACTAAATTATTACTGTTAATAGAAAAATATTTATATATTTCACGATCCGTTCCTATTTTTGAATTTTCACCTACAAATAATAAATTTTGAAATTTAATTAGAATATCTTGATCTTGTTCGTGAACTTCCAATTTGAAACTATTTTCACTTTTATGCACAGCTCCATCAGCAAACATAAAACCAAGGAAATATGCTTTTTCTTCAGTGTTAATATTATCTAGAAAATCTTCATTAATAGTATATTTAGAATTGAAATGTGAAGCTCCTTTAATATCAATACTATTACGTTTAAGTATACGGCATACTGTTGAAGGATTTAAATCTAATTCTTTGGCAATCTTTTCAGAACTCAAACCTTGATTGTATTTTTCAATAATATCTTTTTCTATAGTATCTTCTGTTTTATTACTTCTAGCTTGAATATTATTCTTTTTAAGAATGCGCCTAACTTGAGTCGCTGAAACACCAGTCTGATCTTGTATTTTCTTACCAGATAAACCTTCTTTGTATAGGTTAATTATCTCTGGTTCTAAGTTAATATCTATCATGATTATATTCCTTTTGTTAAAAATTAATTAACATATTTAGTTTAAGATTTTTTTCATATTTACCATTCAAAATGATCTATTTTTATATAATTCAATTATTATTTATATATCTTTATTTTAATTATTTAATTTATATTTCATACTTTTAATCATAAAAGGTTCTATTATATTATTTAACTTTTTAATATTGTTTTTATCAAAAGATAAATAATAATAATCTTTATTATTTCTATTATATTTTAATACATTAACTTCCAATTCAAATTTGTTTTTAATTATATTCTGTAATAAATAATTATCATCTTTACTAAAACCATCAGTTGATATTCTATTTTTATTACCATCATCCATAAACCAAATTGCTAAACTTAATGGAGTTAAATAGTTTTCTAATTCTAGTTTTATTATTTTAATATGGTCATTGTAAAATAATTCTCTAAATATATTTAATTTTGGATGTGATAATGTATACAAATTATACATAATAGAATTTCCACGTTTATCAATATATTTAGATATCTCACTTGATAAAGTACCAAGTATTTCCTTTTTCCATTCTACATATTCTAATTGCTTTTCACAATGAGAAACTTTGAAATATGCATTTATCCTTCTTCCAGATAGAATTATCGATGCGTCACCTAATGATGAGCCGATAATTAAACTAATTTGTTTTTCTGATAGTGAAATATTTTTTCTCGACTGGAATTTCCTTTGATTAGTATTCACTAATATACTGTATTCTTTTAATCTATTTGATATAGTTGTTCTATTAACTTTATATATTTGAGCAATTGTTTCAGTAGTATATTGATTTTCACAATATAATTTAATCAGATCTTCTTTTGATATATTTATTTTTTTCATTATATAAAATCAATATAGCATTGAATCTAAATAATGCAAAGTATTTTGAATAAATTAAATAAAAAAAATGGGCAGATAAAAATCATCTGCCCATTATCAACTATCTAGCTATTAATTATATTAATAATTATGCGCCAATTACGGTACTCTTACGACCACAGGCAACGCCACGTGGGTTGACAATACCAATTCCAATTTCTTCAGAGACGACCCAACCTAGTTTTAACTGTTTTGGCTCGTCTGCGGGTATTACCTCTATGTCGGCTTTAATAGGCATTACACCAACGAACTCTGGGTCAGCAGCACCATAGACGGTACCCGGGGGAACGATCTTAGAGACCATGATGTCAGCGCCCCAGATGTGAGCATAAAGACCCGTTTGAAGGATTTCTCTATGAGTTACGGGGTCGATATCATTATTACCAGCAGCTCCGCCAGCGGAAGCCCAATTTAGGATATCCGTGAATTCATTGATGTTTAGGAAGAACTTGGTCGTAACTAGGTCCCAGCGATCGATCTGAGCTTTGATTTCGACGAGGTCTCTACGTAGTAAGCCACCATCAGTAATGTCCTGGAGGGTATTTTCTACGGTAGCCGCGGCATCAACAGCAGCGAAGACGTTGGCATCTTCTTGGGCCATAATTTCTTGACGGGCCTTTTGGACGGCGCGGTCAATAATATTGAAACGACGACGACGAACTTCTGAGATACGAACGGTGGGGTTAGAATAGAGCTCCCACGTAGGAACTACGACTCTATCACCGAACACGCGGCTTTCACCACCACTACCATTACTGGAAATGACGGTTGCGGCCACATCGATATCGCGTTCATATTTCGCATCGACGCCCTGAGCAAGCGGGTCGATAACAAGAAGACGACGGGCAATTCCTTGGTAATCAAGGTTTCTACGGATGGGGTTAGCCATAGCTTGGGCTAACGCTAGTTTACCTTCTTGAGTCATGATGGCACGTGAAATAAGTTCATCACGTTTTTCATCATTAAGAGAAGGTTGACCAGCCAAAGCTGAGTTTGAGGGCTGATTTTCTTCTAGAATAGCAGCATATTTAACTAAAGTATTAAGTGCGTCTTTAACGGACCCGGCATTCATTTCGCCTTTACCACTGAAAAATGACATAAATTAACTCCTGTGTTTTTGGTTACATAGGCTGCTGATATAAAACAACAGCCGTAGCGAAGGGATGGGCGCGAAAGCACCCATCTCCTCAAATTATATTAAGTCAACATTTGTGATGGTGGACTGAAGTGGAATAGTGCACGATAGAAACTATTACTAGGAGTTCCGCCAACTAAAGTTACAGGAGTTGTAACTAAACTTCCGCCCTTCCAAGGTTCGAAATTAAGGAAATAACCAACCTGAGCAGCTTCGAAAGCAACTCCATCATTAGGAGTTAATAGACCGACAGCTGTTGCATATAGGGCATCACCGATTGTAAGGGTTGGGTTAGTGGGAAGTAGGCCAGTAGAAGCAGTTGTATCAACGGCATCTAGAGTTACGGCATAAGTTCCGGGTTTATCCCAAAGGGTAAGTTTACCGGAGCCAGCAGCAGTATGCGGGCCTAATTGAGTACCAGCTGGTTGACCTAGTCCATAAGCAATTTGACCAGCGATACCACCGATTACAGAACCGAACATAGTTCCATAGCCATAGATACCATCGTCAACTAGGAATAGTGGACGTGATCCTTGAGCTAAAACAGTTGTTACAACGGGGCGGGTATTCATTACATAACCGTCATCAGCATCAGCAGCGCCTTTATCCACAGCAGGAGTGATAGGGGTTGCGATAATTGTTGCAACTTCTCCACCTTTTACAGTGAGATAAATATCATCTTTACCATCAAATTGACCTAGCGGTTGAATGCCAGGCTGTACAAGTTCTAAAGCCATATTTTATATCCTTTTGCACCATATATTTAGTGCTCCAAAAAAGTCTTTCATCTTGGGTCTTACTTATATTAAGATATGTTCTTAGTAGTAGAAAAATATTATTATTTTTGAAGTTCTATCAAATTTGCTAAATTATCTAATTCAAGTTGCAAATTGGTAGGTTTTTCATTATATTTATTTACAAGTTTTAATTTAGGCAATTGTTTTTTACCAGAAAAATTTTTATTTTTTGGTATTGAATTTTGCCAAGTTCCACTATTCTGATTAGTTTTTGGATTCCATTCATCTTGATTGGCAGCATCTTGAGATATGAAAGGGACAGTTGGTGGTAGATCATTTAAAGATGGTGTAGGGACATCAGCAGCATCAAAAGAGGCCATGCTTAATGATAATAGTTGTCTAGCATTTTCCACATCATTAATAGATGCATTAGAATTAATGGTATTATTATACCAAATCATACCTTTAACTGAACTAACCTTATCGCTTATACTTTTTTCTAATGAGATCATAGCGATTTTAAATTGCAGGTCCATTTTTGGAGATTCAACATCACCAGAATATAGATTTTTAGATTTAAGATATTTCTTCCAATTGGTAATCATTATTGATCCGATATTAATTAAAGAGGCCATTTAATAATAACAGATCAAGATTTAATGAAGCTTTTTTTTCAGTGGGTTCAAATTCTTCAACTTTGACATCTGAATCTGTAGCCAATTGAGGTTTTTGATTTGGTGATTCTGTAGGTATTTGTTCATTTATTTCGGGAATTTCAAATAGTTTTTGTTGTTCTATTCTTTGTTGTTCCATTGCATAATTTTTAGCTTCATTATTAGCGTTTTCTATTGCTTTCTTTAAATTTGTTACATCATTTAAAATTGCTTTTCTAAGGCCTCCATCACCTTCTTTGGTAATTGAATTTTTACCAAATAGACTTTGTAATGTTTCAATGCCTGCAACTTTAGAATATCCATATAATTTATCTATTAAAGTTTCAGAATCTTTCCAATAAAATTTTTCTGTTATTGATTTTGCTTTATAAGCCCAATCACTAGTATTATCAGTAGATGTAAGATCTGTATTTTTTATAGCAGCAACCCATCTAGGAATTGCTAAGTAAATTTTCTTTAAATGATCTATATATTCTTTTCTTTTAGAATTAACAAAATCTATTTGAGATATATTTGTTGATTTCTGAGCAACTGTTACAGCATCTTTTATTGATTTAATACTACTTAATTTATTATTTAGAACTTTCATTTGAGATGATGAGTTCATTAAATCAGTAACATCTTTTCTAATAGCATCTGCATATGGTTGTTCGGAAAGTGGTTCTAATGCTTCAAGCACTTGATAAGCATTATTATAGACATCTTGAGCATCGGTTGCTCCGAACATAGTATAATAAGCAGCTCCTAATAAAGCAGCCCCAGCGGCAATACCTGCAGCTAATCCCCATACAGCTTCTTTAACAATTTTTTCACATCTTTGATCTACTCTTACTGCACAGCTATCTGCAAAAGACATTAATTGTTTGTCATTATTATTATCTAAAACGAATGCAGCGCTTACTAAAGAGTTAACTAAATCTTTTTTAGCAGCTACATATCTTCGTTGAATTAATTGTCCATTGGGAGTTTTTAATGCTATATAAGTCATAACATCTTGACGTTGATGTAAATTTTCTACTACACTATTCATAGCATCATAAGCTGGACAAATCACTGCTGTATCTGGATGAGCGGCATCGATCATATCTTGTGTTTTATAGATATTTTCTGGTTCTATTCCATATAGAAGACGTATAGCATCATCTGATAATGATTCATAATTACGACGAGTTGTAGTTTTATTATTTTCTTCATCGTCATCGGCAACACTTATTAAGCCTTGTGCCAGTGCTGTTTTTTCAAATTCATCCCAAATATCACTCATTATATGCCTCTATTTGTATTTATTGCCTTATACACATCATCGATAAAAGTATTTATAACATCATCTTTCTTTTTGAATTGTTCAGGAATTGTTAATCTCATTTGGCCAGGGTGCCATTTTTGAGAAATTGTTTTAATCGTATTCCAAAAAGAAGGTGTGCTTAAGATTATGCTTTGATATTGATTGAGTTCAGGATATGAATCAATAGCCCATCTCATAACCAATTCATGTGGTTGTCTATTACCAATATTTTCAATCCAAATATCTCCAGTATTTATTCTAATTGTTTGCGAACCAGAATTAGTTGAACTTGGTTTTGATACTGTTGTAATTGTTGGTACAGTGGTAATTTTTTGTAAACTTTTTGAAGAATTTTCACTAGGTTTTGAAGAATTTTCACTAGGTTTTAAAGAAGGAAGCATTCCAAGAATTCCAGTAGCTGCTCCAGCAATTGCTAAAAGACCAGCTGATAATAAAATTCTTTTAATAAACCAAACAAGTATACCAACCAATAAAGATGTTCCTTTTCTTCTGGTAAGAAACCCAAACATTCTAATAAATGGATTTTTATTTTCTGTAATAAAAGGAACAGAAGTTGTTACACTTTTCAATCCAAATTGTGCTTGTTTATTAAAATATCCAATATCTTCTAATTCTTTTAAAGGATATAAAGAAGCTTCTGAAGAAATTATACTCTCATCATCAGAAACTGAAGGTAACGCAGATTTTGCAGCATTATTAATTACATCTCCAGTAACAGGTTTTCCTTGTTCTATAGATGGTTTAATATTATCTATTATTTTATTATAGATAGTATATAAATCAAATCCAAAACCTTGTTGAGCTATAGCTACTATCCAACCTAATACTGGATGTATTGCAAAGAAAGTAGCAGGAACTAATAGATTAGTTATAGTTCTACCTATACCACCTTCATCTTTACCATATGTTAAAGAACTAACAAAATTACTGATAGTACCTTTTATACTTTCTAAGAAACTAGAAATGTCAGCTTGTTTAACAAATCCATATTCGTTATTATAATCTTCTTTTGCTAAGATATTAAAAATTCTTTCCAAAAGAAATGTATCAGAAATATATTGAAAGTCTCCATCCATTAATTACCTTCTTGGTTCTTGTCCAGTATATCTACTTCCAGGTCTTATATAAGGTTCTTCTCCCTCATCTCTTGCTGCTTTCATAGCATTTGCTCTTTCATATTTACACATTTCTATTTGGTGCATGATAGCATTATCCCAATCATCTAGAGTGTCTTCTTGAACTCTTACATCTTCTTCTGTAACCATTCCACGGTTAGCATATTGATCTCTCCATTGTGCAAAAAAACCATCAAGAAGTGTTTGTAAATTTCTAGCAAATGGTATAAATAATTGATATTTTTCTGATTTAGATTCTCCTCTTAAATTTCTAATAGCAAGAGTTTTCCAATCACCAGATCTCCATTGTACTAAATCTATAGAAGGTAAATAATTTCCTCTAGTCATATTCTTTAATACATTTAATGCGGATCTACCTTCAGAATCTAAACGATAATCCCTATATGTATTTTCTAAAATCATTCCTGTTTGAATAGGTCCTTTTAGAGATTTTCCACGACCAGATAAGACTTCAGTATCAGATCCTGAAATTCCAGGTCTTACACGCATTCCAGTTTCATCATTATTACCCCTACCACTTTTAATACCACCCAATCCACCAGCATGATTAATAGCTGCTGTAAGCATATTAATAGTGACAATAGGTTGTCTTCTAGTTTTTTGTTTGCTACTTAAATGATTTTCTAACAATTCACGAATAGACATCCATTGTTGACGTATGGCTTGTATTAATTGTCTATATTGATTTGCATTATCAATATCTTTTTTTGTAACAGGTTGATTGGTAAGTGGGTTTTTACTTTGTGTATTTTTATATAACCAATCTTGCATACTCCAAGCTCTATAATCAAACCATATTATAAAATCATCAATAACATTAAGACAAATACCCTGTAAATTTGTATCATTATTAACTGTAACAGGTGTGGTTATTTTTGTAGTATCAGGATGTTGTTTTAACCATTCTTGCATTCTAGATTGTCCAATACCTTCATTATCTCCTTTAAGACTTTCAGTTGCTTCATTTGAAGATTTTGCAGCTTCTCCAGCTTGTGTATTTTCTCTAGCCATATTAAAAGGTTCATTATAAGGATCTGTTAAAGATCCAATACCTTTTGCAGTTTGCCATGCTGTTGGTTTTACATTAAATCTTTCTATATCATTTTCTGTTTGAGCAGTTTTTATATTATCAATTTTAAATAAAGAATTTATAAGAATTTCTTGAGCAAGTTTTTTAATTTTATTTTGTGTTTTAGAACTATTTTTATCAAAAGAATATTCTTGTATTTCTTCTTCACCTTGTTCAGAAAGCGGTTTACATTGAGAATATGAAAGTGTTAAAGTACTTATAAAATGAAAAAAATCTATAACACTACTTAAATTACCAACTGTAACTTTTTCACTACCAATAGATTCTTGTGTTCCATAATGAGATCCTTCTTTAGTTAAATCTTTTGTTACCATATCTAATAAAACTATACCTTTTGTAGTTATAGCAGAAATGTTAATCCTAGTTCTTAATTCTAAATCTTCAAATAAACTATTAATAGCATTTACATTATGTTCAGCTATTTTTTCAAGAGTTTTCGATTCCATTGTTTGGTAAGGGCTTTCTCCAGTTCCTAATTGAACATTTTGTGTTGGGAATGTAAGATTAGAAATAAATTCATTTAATTTTTTTATAGCAGCTTGTGTTTTTCTACCCCATATACCATCACCTCTTTCACCAGAAGAACCTATACCAGTATCTGATATTTCTTTAATTTTTGTAAATAAATCTCGTTCACTAGATATTCCAGATATTTGTTTGCCTTGAGGTAATTTTCTTTGTATAAGTTCCCATACTTTTAATCTGTTTTCTGGAAGTGCTAATTGGTTTTTAAGGTCGTTCATCATATCTTGCATGACGCGAACCATTTCATTAGCATTTTTATGAATTTCTATATTTGTTGATTTGGGTGTATTAGTTTCACCACCTTTACTAGCGGTAGGAGTTGTAGATAATATACCTTGTCTTTGTTGAGCTTGTTCTGCTATGCCCATTATGCACCCCTTCTATTAACTTCTTTATTTACACTTGCTTTTTCTCTTAATTTATTTAAGAACTCTTTTAAATTTTCAACATCTTTTTGTACAGCTTCAAAATTTTTATATTTATCCACACCAATTAAAGCTTTTAATACTTGAGCTTCACCAGCTGGTGAATTCTTATAAATTATATTGCGCATATTTTTAATAGTTGCTAATGTATCTTTTTGAGCTTTCATATATTCAGGATAATTAGATAAATCTTTTGTTAATTGATTTTGTAATTCTCCTAATATTGCCATAGTAGAATCTAAAATTTCTGTTGGTATTTTATCTTTAATAGACTGTGATACTTGATCTATTACAATTTTAATATTGTTATTTATATTTGCAACTTCTTCATCTATTTTTGTTATAGAATCATTCTTTTGAAATTGTTTAAATATAAGTTTTGGACTTCCAAGCAATTTGATAATATTTGGAAAAGCTCTTTCAAGATTTAATAAAAATAAATTATAATCTTGTAAAGTATTTAATTTTGTATCAGCAAATTGTTTTATATATTCTGATAAATTAACAGTTTCTCTTTTATATTCTTCTAATTTAGCAGTTACTTTATTAACTTCTCGTTGCGCTGTTTGATATATATTGCTTATTTCTTGAAAAATTTGACTAGATTTTTCTCTTGCTATTGGATCAAATGCTTTCTTTTGAGATTCTTCTTTCTGTTGTTGTATTTGTTTATTAATACCTATATCACCAGTACCTGGCGTTCCATACATTTGACCTTTTTTGGTAAATTGTTTATTATTAAATAAAGCGCCTTTAGGAATACTAACAACATATCCAGGGTCAATTCTAGCTAAATATTTATTAGCATTTGGAATATTTGAAATTAAAAAATTATATATTGTTTCAATGCTTTCTTTTTGTCCACGATAAGCGTTATTAAACATATTACCAAATTTAAATACTGGTTCATAGTTTCCGCCTAATCTAGTAAATAATTCTATTAATAAACCATTACCAATAAGATAATTCATAGATGATTTTTTAGTTGAAGGATCAATTAAACCATTAAAATTAATACTTTGTATTTTCATTAATTCATTAGAAATAACATTTAATCCATTCTTAATTTGTTCTGTAGATGTTTTAATATCTTGATTTATTGTATCTGTTTTTAATTCTGTTTCATCTTTGAAATTATTAGTTAATTGAAATGGATTTTGCGCTTTTTTTATTAGTTTGGCTATATCACTTACACTAGCTCCTTTTGGGAGTTTCCCTGTTGGTTCTTTATGCACAACAGCTAAAATCTTTTCAGCTATACTTTGTGTAGTTTCTACTAATCCTAATTCTCCACCATCTACTATTTGAACATCTCCATCTCTATGTGCAAATTCTTCTATATCTTTATTACTATCAAGTTCAAGATTATATAAAGATTCAGCTTGTTTGTATATTAAAAGTTTATCTTCAATATTATCTGCATATTTATCTAATCCTTTACGACGTAATGATGTAGTCAATAAAACAATATCTTGAATAAGATCTTCAGATTGAAAAATTTCACTATTATCACTAGCAGTTTTTATCATAATCTTAGAAGCATTTTTTACTATATCTTCTTCGCTAGGATTGAAAAATCCATTACGAACAGCTTGACGTTCAAGTTCACGATAAACTTCAGATGAATATAGATTTTTAGAATATTTTGAAATAGTCATATCTTAATCCTTAAGGTCAAGCATAGCTAGACCATTCAAAAAGTTTGCATCTACTTTTTCTTTTAGTTCGGGATATTGTTCTAATATTGCAGCTGCATTTTTAAACATTTGTTTTAATTTTGGATTCACTTCAATACGTTGACGAAAATCATTAATTTCATTCATGATTTTATTTTCTTCATCAATTTTATATTCTAAAGAAGCTCTTTTACGTATTTCATCTCTTCTGAGTTCATTATTAAAATAACTCTTCCAAACTTCAGAATTATCTAAAGCACGCTCAGTCTGATTATCAGCAAAAAATTCATTATAAATCTCATCTATCATGAGTAACACCCTTATCTTGTGGATTTAGCTAAAAACCTATAATAATACTACCATATGCGTAATACTTCAAAACCATAAAATTTTAACCTTTTTCAACAATAAGCCCTTAACTTTAGGTGAGAGTAGTTCACTTAAACCAAATATATTATATCCATTACAAATATCAACAACTAAATTATTATTATATTCTATAATTTTCACTATATGTCTAGGAGATAACTTTATCTCAGGTTTTATTGGTAAATGTATAATTTGACAAGGAACTAATCTGAAACATAATTTCCTTTTTTTATATTTGCTATAGTTTCCAATGGTTGTAGATTTTTCAAATTCCAACATTTTTTAAAGTTCTCATCTTTCAATGATGTAAATGGTAATTTACTTTGTGGTATTATATGATCAATCTGCCATGTTTTTTTATCTTTATTATACAAACCATAGTTTTCCCAACTCATCCATGATTCCCATAAAGATTCAATATATTGTTTAAGTTCATTAATGGTATATTCTAAATGAGCGAATATATTAAATCTTAAACGCTCTATTTTATTATTTATAAAGTTTCTTTTATTTTTACGAATAAAACATAATATGTTATGATGTACAACTAATTTAAGTCTATATACAGGATCTTTAGATATTCTGTTTTTATAATATGTACGTTGATATTTTCTTCTTTTAATTCTTGTTCTGTTAATACTATCATTATTTGTTTTAGTTTGACATTTTTTACAGGAACTATATACACCATCAACTGAATTATTACTAATCCAATAATTATCAATAGCTTTATATTCTTTACATTTACTACAAATTTTACCTTTTAATTGTGGTTTTTCTTTTTCTTTTAATTTATCATAATATATTTTTTGTTTTTTAAGTATGATATCTTTTTTTTCTTCATGATATTGTTTATAACAAATTTTACATTGTGAAGATAATCCATCTTTAAGAGATTTGTTTTTATAAAATTCTATTATTGATTTTTCAATTTTACAACAACTGCATTTTTTCATAACATTTATAATAACATAAGCTCAAGTGTACTATAAGCTGCACTTGGTGGACCTGTTACTATTGCAATTCCAGGATAATCATCTGATGGTTGTGAACTTGTAAATTTCCCATTTTCTGAAGAAAATAGAATTTGATTTATTGGATACCTTTGATTTGTCTCATACATATCAGTTTGATAAATTCCTCTTTGAAACCATACTGTAACCTTGCCACTTCCAGCAGTGGAATCATCACCAGAGACGTTAGGAATTTGATAAGTATAACTAACAACAGTTCTAATAGAATCTGGTATACCATCACCATCTGCATCAAAATTTAATGTAGTACCTACTGGAAATACAATAACACCATTTCTAGGTATTAAAGCTACATCAACAGGAGATGTAATAAAACTAGAAGGAATGATATTTGGATTTCTAAGTTCTTGCCTAATATCAATTGGTGTAACCCATCTGCCTTGATATTGTTCACCTGGAGCTGCTGCAATTACTTCTTCATCAATAGAAGGGGCTGTAAAAGCGCTTGTTTTGAAATCATCAATAATACCTATTGGAGATCTTCCATCTGAAACTCCACAAACAATTTGATTACCACGTAAATATAATTGAGCAAGCATACCTGGTTCAAACTCTGCAGTTGGATCAACCGGATATGAAACTGGAAGAGCATTACCTACCTGTACTAATTTTAATACCATAATTACCTTTTACAACAAAATTATACATTTATATGTATATATAGCAAAGCCTCGGAAAATTTTCCGAGGCTTTTCAATTTTAATTTAAGAAAATTCAAATTTTTATTTACACAGTAGGAACCTGTGCGGTGTATGTTTCTACTTTACCTGGTCCAGCATTAATTTGTATTTTACTAAATAAAAGATTATTTAATGCTCTAATTACTCTTTCAGGATCATGTGTTTTTGGATCTCTTATATATTTAGCAACAATGTTTTTTAGTGTTGCCTCAATATTTGGTTTCAAAGCATCAAATTTTGCTTTTTCTATAGTTAGAATACCGTTACTAGCCATAAACATATTATATAATTGTTGTATAGCCATACTCTTACCAACATCAAGTTGTAAAGCTTGCCAATCTAATTCTGGTTTCATCATTTGTTGAGCGCTTTTAATGACACCTTGAAAAGCTGCATTAGATGCAATTTCTGCAATTTCTTTAATACTAATCTTTTTAACATTACCTTTGTTTGCAGTTTTTTTAATCTTAGCATTCATAATTGAATTATAAGCAGAAATCGCTGCAATTTTAGCTGCTTGTTGTGCTATTTGTTTTCTTGTTAACATTTTTTTATTCTCCTAAACAATTATTGGTTTTTGCCAAGATTAATTTCTGGCATAGATTCTTTAATAACTTGTTCCCACGTTTTACTTGTTATACTATCAATATCATATGGACCAACAAATCCTTTTGCATTCATTAGTTCATTAACTCTTTGTTTTCCTTTAGTAATATATTCTTGTGGGGATATAGATTTTGTACGTCGACCTTCTTGTAATACTTTAACAATATTATCATTTTTTAAGATCATACGCAATGCAGAATATGTTTTAGCCCAATCTTGTATATTAGTTCTTGGATTTATATATGTCTGCTTGGATTCTGGTTTTGATTTTTTTCTTTTTTGTATCTTTTTTTTATTTGGAGTGCCTTGAAATATTTCTTGTAATACTTTATTTGGATCTGATATTACTTTAGGTTTACCTGGTTTGTATTTTTGTAATTCTTCTTCATTAAGTTCTATTGATTGTAAATTTTTTTCATATGTAGGATCTTCTAATAATAATTCTTCTTCACCAGGTTTGCCTAATTCTTCTTCACCTAATTCATTAACACCAGAATATTTTATTCCTAAAAATTCAAAAAATTCATTTTTAACAGAAGCAGTTTTTCTTAGTTTATTTTCAGTTACAGACATTATTATTGCAGTTGTTTCTTTAGCGCGTTGTACACTTCCAATTTTTTCAAAAGATTGAGCTGCTAAATTTAACTCTTTTATAGCTTGCATTATTAAAATATTTTGACTATTATCTTCTTTTATTACAGCTTGATTTTGAACTATTTGCATAGATTCAAAAAGTTCATCTTCACATGAGGCTTGTTTAAATATCATTAATCTACCTCTTTAAATTTTAACTTTATTTTTTCTTTATTTTCACTTTCAACCATATCTAATGGAGAAGCAAAAACCTCTATATCACAATCATCAATTTTTTCTGCTCTTTTAATAATAACATTAATCATAGATGATTGTGATAGTAAGCCTGCGTTTTCTAATAGATTTTTAGCTTTAACTAAATGTAATATGGCATATTCTTTATTAATAGATTTTTTAACATCTCCATTTAATAGAAATTCCATATTTTGTTCAATATTTTGTGCTATTTTTTTCATCTGGCTCCAGAGGTTTTATTTGGCAAGTTTTAATCTTTAGATTTTTTAGAAATTTCAATACTTGGATACTTACCATGAACAGCTCTTACAACAGCATTTTTTAATTCTGATAAAGAACCACTCCACCATGAAGGAGCTGATGTGAATTGATTAGCTCTAGCTAGAGCATTTCTAGCTCTGCCGATTGTATCGATAGGAAAATGATCTTTATCATCTTTTACCTTTGGATGTTTGTCTCCAAAGATGGCAGCTGGCTTATTTCGGACTTTTGCTTTTGGGTCTTTTTTACCACCTGCCTTTAAGAGAAAAAAATCATTTGAAGCCTCAAGTTCTTTTGCTAATTTTAGCAATGAAGATGTCTTTTTTGAAGCTGATTTTTCTGGGGTAGGATCTCCTAAACATTCTTCTCCTGATTCACAAGAAGGTTTATTACAAATAGCACAATCATCATCATCATCTTCGTAATTTTCATCAGATTCAATATTACTAGATTCAATTCTTTCTAATAGATCTTCAATAACTTCATCTGAAAGAGGATCTTCTTTTTTAAACTTATCTTGTATTTCAGGATGGGTAAACTCTTCATCTTGTATTTCAGGATGAGTTAGTTCTATATCTTGTATTTCAGGATGAAGGAATTTTTCATCTTGTATTTCTGGATGTTTTATATTTTGAAGTAATAGTGCTAATTCAGGTTTATCTTGTATTTCAGAATATTCTTCTTCTTCTTCTTCTTCTTCTTCTTCTTCTTCATCGTCATCATTTAAAAAATCTTCTTCTTTACAATCATCTTTATCACTTTCATCTTCATCTTCATCTTCATCTTCATCTTCATCTTCATCTTCATCTTTTTTATCTTCTTTATCTTCTTCATCTTCATCTTCATCTTTTTCATCTTCTTCATCTTTTTTAGATTTTTTATTCTTAGATGGTTTATCAGAAGCTTGACTATTATCAGATGGAGATTTTCCAATAGTAAATCTAGTGGCACAATCATTATTATCTTCACTAGCTGACGATACTAATGAATCAAGAGATAATAAAGCAAAAGTAGAAGCTTTTTCAAATCCAGCATTATCTAAAGCAGCTGAAATATTAGCCAATCCACGAACGCAAATCTCATATTGAGACATAGCTTTTTTCTTTTCTTTCTTTATTTTTTCATCTTTAAGATCTTTTTTACATTTAAGATCTTTCTTATCTTTACATTTAAGATCTTTCTTATCACATTCTTTGTCAGTTTTTTTAGCGGCAGTTTTATTAAACTGAGGAGTTGGTTTAGCAAAGATCTGTTGATATGAAGGATCTTTCATAATACCATTCATAAGTACAGCAATATCATTTTTAGACATAAATACCTCTATAAAGTTTATAAGTGTGGAGATGGGCGAAAAACTAAATCCCGCCCAATCTTTTGATACAAATTAGAACTTCACGCCCTTTTGGCGATCTGCTTGTTCAAAGTAATTATCAAATACTGATTTAAGATCTCCACCATTGATAATCTGTTTTTCAGTAGTGTGCGTTGTTGGTAGAATAATTGAACCAGAATCTAACAAACCAACAGTAGGAATAGAGGCTTGTTTAACCACTTGTTGTCTATCAAGAATTTTCTTGAAATTATTAAATCCAGCATCGTTCCAATTAAGGATATCTTCTGCTTGTGATGCAATTTGTGATTCATTAATAAATCCTTTTGCAACCATTTGATGAGCCATATTATAAGCTCTCTTTACTTGTCCTTTATAATTTTCAATATCTTCTGCTTTTTTAGCATTAGCATGTTCTTGAGTTAATTTAGATGCAAACTCATTTGCTTGTGGATCTTTAGCTTCTGACCATAATGATTTCCAATATTTAACTGCATCACTATCTACGCCATGAGCTACTAATTCATCAACTTTACTAGGTTCTAGTTTGCCTTCTATAACTAAGGTATTAATCATTTCTGCTTGCTTACGAACTTTAGGAGGTAAATTAGCAAGTCCAAGCATTTTATCTTTTAGTTCTTTATATACTAGGAATTCTGCAGGAGTTGTAGTTGTAATATCTAATTCAATATCAGTGCCACCACCTGGATGAGCCTGAGCAGAAAGTTCATTAAAACCTAATCCTTTTTGAGATAAATTAGCGCGTGCTAAAGCACGATCTTCTTTTGTTGACAACTTAGACATTAAATCTCCTTTTTTACTAGCTTCAATTTTAACAGGTATTTTTTCACCACTTGAAGTTTCAACACTCATATCTCCGGCAGCATCTGCCATATCACAAGAATCATCTATTTCTAGCATATTATCCATTTCTGGCATATCTTCAAATTCAATCATTTCAACATTATTTTGTGATTCTTTAGCTTCTAAAGCTTCTTGTAATTCTTCAACAGAAGCTTCTTCAAGTGATATTGCAGTTTTCATTCTAACTGATGCTCTTTTTTCAAGTTCAGCAGTTCCATAAGCATATTTAACAACTGCAGCTTTTAATTTATTAGTATCAGCTAATACAGCTTTTGCATCTTTAACTGCAGAAATTGTAAGAGTATTTAGATAATCACGTTGTTTCTTATTCATTGAAGTATAAGTTTTTGAATAAATACCTTTGGCTACATTTAATTCTTTTGCATGTTTCTGTAGTGAAGTAATAGTTTCAGTAATACCATCTTGTAGCATTACATTAACTTTCTTACGCATTGATTGTAATTGCGAAGCTGTCTTAGGAACAACTTCTCCATCAACACCAGGCATAAAATCTTCATCACCAGCTAAAGAAACATCTTCTAATTTATCAGCATCTTCTTCTACTGGACCTTGAGATTTCTTTAATTGATCAATATTGTCTTCAATTTCATGAGCTAAATCTGCAATATTATCAATAATTTCAGTTGGTTCTCCAACTTCTGCACCAACTTCATCAGGAGGTGTAAGATCATCAACTGGAGGCATATCTACAACTGGAGCGACAGGAACGGTTGGAGCAACAACAGGAGGAGGTGCTGCAGCAGCTGGATCTGCTGGTTGTTCCTGAGCATTTTTTAATAGAGCATTTGCTGTAGCTTGAAAACCTTCAGTTTGAATTCTAGTTAGTAATGACATGCCAAATTTCTTTGTAGCAACGGCATCATATAATGCATCAGCATTTTTCTTTGTAATTTGATTTACAGTAGCTGATAAAATTGGCTTATCATTTGCGTAAACAACCCAACGAGAATTTGCTTTATCAATTCGTCCATCTGGCTGTGATGCTTTTTCAAATTTAGCTCTTAATGAAGCGCGTGATAATTTTTCTTTTTCTTTTAGATCGTCGTTATATAATCCATCAACTTTTCCAACATTTGGGAAAGGAGGAGCTCCAACCATTTGTTTATCAAGCATACGATCCTTTTCATTTAGAGGATCTGATTTATATTGTGTTTTCCCAGGAGTTGGTTCTTCTGTTCCTTGGAAATATCCTTTAGCCATAAGCTGTTCTTTAGCCTTTTTAAGAGCTGCTTCACGGAACATGGATCTCTCCATTTCATCAGCTAAACGAAGAAGATTTTTCTTTACTTCTTCATCTCCAGGATACATACCATCTACATTTCCAACATTTGGGAAAGGAGGTTGTCCTACTAATGTTTTATCCATTTCACGAGCTTTGTCATTTAGAGGATCAACAGCATATTGCTGTTGTCCTGGTTTTGGTTCTTCTGTACCTTGGTAATATGCATTCTTTGTTCTAGTCATGGTTGGTTCCTCATTCTTATTAATCCTTATCAAATTCTCCTGCAAGCTTGCTAACTTTGTCTGTGCTCCCAAAATCGCCCTTTGAAGCTCTGAGGCATAAATTGGGAAATCCTCAGGCTCATTTAGCTTGGTGGATACTTCATTTTCCACCGTTTGCTCAGAGCGATTCGGACCAACCGCATCGCTCACATCGCTCTCACTAGAAGTTATAAGAGTTTTGACTTTACTACTTAAATCTTCTAGGTCTTTCTTTATTGATTCTAAATCTTGCGTAGATACTTCTTTTGATGCTTCTTTTAACTGTAAATAGTCAGTTAATAGACCAGCTGCTTTAGCTATATCACTCGCAATAATGTGTTTAACCTTTGCTCTAGGATCTGCTCCAGCAACAACTAAAGATAATTCTATGGGATTCAAATCTAAATTGACTTCTCCATATCCATTCTTGCCCTTCATGTGTTGACAAAAATCACGCTCACTTCTAGCTACAACATAGCAATCTGTACATACCGCTCTTCCGACAGCAACTCCCATGCTAACTGATGCAGCAACCCCAGTCCTAACTTTATCAGAAAGGTCTCCATAATTTTTCTTATCTAAAGCACATAGAGCAATAATTCTATCATGTTTATCATCATAGACAGTATCAACAATTACTCCACGGATATGATCTACACTATTAGATTTATGGTCTAAACACAGTGGTTTTCCGACCCAATTCTTATATGCTTTTTTTAATTCTGACCTAGGAAAAATATCGCCATTCGAATTTTTCATTGGTTTTACCGAAGAATCATTACAAACCCATTTGACACTTTCGGTTCCAACTTTTTCCCAATTACCTACAATATCTTCACCATAGGTTGTTTTCTTATGAGTTCCGTCATCATTAAGACAAGCGGCTTCAGCGGCATGCATCATGATGCAGGTAAAATATAAAAAGTCTTTTGCTTGAGGAGCTATTACTTTTAGATCCTGTGCAAATTTATACATTCGATTTTCTATATCAAGATTATCATCAGAAGCTAGTTTTTCTAACGGATGAAGGTTTTCATGGTTAATTGTAACAGCTTCTCCTAGTTTTATTAACATATATTCTCCAAATTATGTATAATTATATTATTTGCTACATAAGAGTTTTCATCTTCCACTTCTAAACTATATACCAAACCATTATAAGAAATTGATTTTTTATCTAAAATCTTATACATTCTATAATTATCAATAAATCTAAGTATTTTAACAAATTTAACTTTACCTTGAAAATTATTAAATTCATTAGATTTATTTATAAAAACATTACACTCATTATATGGTATTACAACTTCAAAAACTGGATGTCTTCCAATTATTTTTCTTCCACTTTTTAATATAGAAGTTTTAGGATTTTTCTTTTTAAGAGTATTATTAATACATAAACTATTTAACATAGTTACTGTTTGACTTGCTAAATGTGGAGAAACGGTAACTCCGCATATTTTACCAGAATATTTATCTATTCCGCCATCACCTTCCAGCCAACCAGTTAAAAATGATATTTTAATATCATTAGAACCAAAAACAATTTCTTTTGAAAGTTTCTTGGTAAAACTTCCTTTCCCAACATGCTTTTCAAAAAATATTCTAACATTTTTATTACTAAAGATTATTTCTGCTTTTGAATGGGCTACTTTTATTTTAGAAACAATTCCCCATTCTTTTTTTATTAGATCTAAAGCAAGTTTAGCTAATGTATGTTCTTCGTTTTTACCAAAAGAAAAAATCACTTCATTTCCATGAACACTTCCTTCAGCAGCCCATAAACCAAGTAATCTTGCTTTGTTCTCATTTATTTCTGAATAAATTATATTATTAATAACAGGAGAACATAAAATATCTTTTTCTTTTAATTCTTCTGGTAAAGAAATTTTATAATTATATTTTCCAGATAATAAAGTTCTTGATACATTTGAATTTTTAGATGTTAGATTAATTTTTAAAAAAGGATTTAAATATGTAGTTGTGAGTGGTAATCCATTACCAATCTTAAACATATTTAATAAACCATTATGTTCTATAACATTTTTTTTAATAATCTTTTTTATTGTTCCTTTATGTGTTATTACACAATCTCCAATTTCAACATTTTCTATATTTTTTACAGAACCATCTGACATTAATATTGAAGTTTCTGGAGTCATACCAATATCCTTAGAATTTAAATCTTTAGACTTATTGATTGTAACTTTTTCAAACTTTTCTAACATTAATTATCCTTTGTATCTTTATTAGATTTATCTTTTTCTAATAAATTAGAAAGAACTTTTTTACGATTGTCTTTATCTTCAACATCATTAGGATCGACAATATTAATGATTTCTGCATCACCTGTCTTTATCAACATAAATTCTCCAATTATTTATTACTTTGTCCTAAAGCATCTTGTCTTTCTTTAAATAGCTGTACAACTAATGGCACTCTTTCTTCAAGTGATTTATCTGTATATTCTTTTAAATCTTTTGTCCAACTCTTTGCTAAAATGTTAGTATCAATATGTTCTAAAACCCTATCTTTTATTAATTGATCTATTTGATTTATTTTTTTTGTAATTGAATCAATAGTAGAAATTATATATTTTGGAAATTCTGTATTATTAAAATTCAAAAATATTGATATAAAAGTATCAATATATTTTTCAAGATCTTTAATAGAATTAATAAAAGAATCTAAAATTTCAGATGTTGATGTGTCAGTGCTAAAATTATTCATTAAACCAATAGTTTGATAAGATAGTTTCTTAATATTTTCAAATTTAATAATAACTTGATCTTTATATTGCTTAAATGTTTTTCTATATTCAGCTATCATTTCCATATCAACATTTTGATATTTCTTAAATGGAAGATAAATAATATTAAGATATTCAGTAAGATTTTGTAATTTTACTAACAAATCTTCTAAATATTCTTCGGCCTTTTCAGCAACCCGTTTTTCAGATTCTGGTACTGTATAGTTCATTTGTACTGAATAAGCCTTTTTATCTAACATATTTAATGCCTTAATGAATATATATTTCATTATTGATAGTGAACTAATCTTGTCAAAGGAACGTTAGGTTAAAGTTGACCTTGTCCACCAAACGGCCCCATACATGGTCCAGCAGCTCCTGCTAAGGCTCCACCTGCAATTTCTCCAACATCTTCTATTGGGAGGCCTCTACCACCACTTCCCATTCCATGTTCTGTAAAATTACTATTTGTTGAATTATTATTTAATCCAACATCTAATGATTCATTAATATCATCTTCTTCTTTAATATCAGTTAATGCATCTGGATTCATAATAATATATTGTCCATTTCTTAATTTACCTATATCAAGATTATTTTTTAACAAAATACTATTTATTAAATCATTTGTAACTTTATTTGGAAAAGTTTGAAATTCTGCAGAATAACATATAGACGCTGAATATAATTCTCCATCTTGATCTATAGGATTTTTAATTGCATCTTTCTTCTCATCCCACCACTTTATTGTAGGTTTTAATAAATTTTTAAATTTACATTTACAAAAAATTCTACTAGCAGCATAACTACTTATATAAGTATGCCCTTCATACATTGGCATATGAACACAATCTCTATCCATAGGAATGCTTCGAGAACCTCTTTGTAAGCTTGGATTCTGACTATCATTGTTACCAGGAACAGTTGGTCCGAAAGAATTTTGTTCTCTCATCAAACCAACTACATCCTCACTATTATTAGTATCTATCTCTTTTGCAAATTTTCTAACAGCGTTAAAATATGAATCACTAGATTTTTTTGGCAAATCTTTACCCATTCCAAATTTATAAGCTTCTATTAATGCATCTTTAACACTCCATCCAGTATAAATTCTAAACATTGCTACTGCCATTCCTGTACGATCTTTTCCATAAAAACAATGAATATATGTAGGTCCACCTAATAATAATGTTGGAATAATTTTGCTTTTTAGAGCTGTTACTTTTGGATCATCCCCATTTCCTAAACCCCAAATAATATGTTCAAAACCAAGTGCATTACATATATTATCAATATCTTGTCCAGATTCTTCATCAAGACTAACAATTTTTTTAATACCATTTTGCTTAAATAAAACCAAATCTTCAGGTGAAGGTTTACCTCCCCTATACAAACCTTTAGTTACTTTAGCAAATTTTACGGAAGCGAATTTTAATATATTATTTATAATATTAACAGCTTCGACATATTCATCTACATATTTATCTAAATAATTTTCTTGACGAAGTTTTTGTTTAATTATTTCTGGAATTCCAGAATTTTGTA